ATGTGCACGTCCTCCAGGTAGGCCACGATCTGCTTGCCTTTGGTCAAGTACGGCGCGAGCGATTCCACCCGCTGACCCCACAGCGAGGCGTCAACCCACTGCGTTGGCCGCTTGCCGTCGTCGCCTTTCTTGCCGTAGGTGAACGCCAGCGAGACGTTGGCCACCGCTTCACCGCCTGGTGTAAATCTAACTTCTGCATCGCGTCCAACGCGACAAATTCCGTGTGCTTTCATGGTTGACGTTTCCCTCTGATGTAAAGACCAACTGTTGATGAATCGATGCCAAGTTTTGCGCCGATGGCTTTGTATGAAAAGCCATTCGCTCTCAGTTCCAGGCATTGGCGCAGGCCATCTGAGTTTAATGCTTTGACGTGATTGCCTTGAAGATTTTTGAATGACGCTTTGTTCATTCTTCCTCTGCAAACCATGTCATTTGCATTTTGTTTTTGCGTTCCCTGCTCAAGGTGATTCGGGTTCACGCATGATGGGTTGTCGCATTTGTGGCGAATGACCATCCCATCGTTCAACGCTCCCTTGTGAATCAAATATGAAATTCGGTGTGCCTTGTATGGCGCTTTCCCTCTTTGGCTCGACAAGAATCCATAACCTTTGTTTTTTGCGCCATTCCAGTTCCAACATTCGTCATCGCCTGCGACGCTGACTTTCGGCCAAAATCTGTCAATCACATCTTGGCCGACCGTTGATGACTCACTGCATCTCATATCTGCTCCTTCAGTTTGTAGACCCGAACGACCCGAGCGTGGGCTGATGGGTGGGTTGCTTGACAGAATCCGATCGGCTCGAAGGCGTCACCCCTCAGAACCGCGCCCCAAGTGTTTGGGTGGTAGTCGTCCGGCAGCTCGATGAACTTCCGAACGTCGTTGATGGTCACCTGGCCTGCTCGCTGCGCGATTGCTACCGCTGTGCTGCGTGCCTTGGCGATCCATTCCTCGCGGCCAATGGACACGCGAGCGATGCCTGCGTCTCGAAGGTCGCGGCCGTTCATGTCCGTTCTCCTATTGCCTTGGCGATGGCGGAGCGGGCAATGCGAGCAAGATAACTATCCCCTGCCATGCCGCCCTCCCATGCCTCCATGTATTCCTCCACGAACGCCAGCAGATCAGGCGCTGCGGCGGCAAGCGTCCAATCCTCTTGCGTGACAGGGCCAGTCAAATCCCAATCACCGCAGCCAACGTATACGGCCTTCCACGGCCCTGGTGTGTGCTTGCTCATACGCCCCTCCGCAGCTGGATCAGTTTGTCGACCGTCTCCTGCACCTCGGCCAAGAACTTGATCACCTCGGCCTCGTACTCAGCGATCAGCTTTTCGTCGCGTGGCACCCGCTTGATGAACAGCTGCATGTCATCTGGCATCCGTGGGTCGAAGCTCACGAAGTCCACCCAGGCCCGGCCCGTGCAGGCCATCTGCCACTGCATCTGGGCCATGTATTCGCTAGGCGCTTTGTCGGCCATCAGCGTGGCAATGTGCGTGCTGGTGTTTGGGCACTTGATCTCGACCAAGCCATCCTCACCGACCAGGCCGTCCGGCGAGGCCCCGGCCATCTCAATCTTGGGATGCTGGATCATGGCCACCTCAGTGACCATCTGGCCGGTCTCGGTCTCGTAGGCCATCCGCGCCATGGGTTCCGTCTCGGTGCCATGCTGCATAGCCCCGCTTTTGAAACTGTCGGCGGCCTGGCCAGTCAGGCGCTCGGCCACCAGCTGTGCCAGGTAGTTGCCTCGGCTGGCAGCCACACCGGTCTTGGTCTTGGCGATGATGTCCGCCACCCGGCTGGCGGTAACCTTGCCCAGGCGCTGGGCGAACCATTCAGGTGTGCCTTGCTCGATCATGCTGCACCTCCGTCGGCGGTCTTGGCGGCCTTCTTGAGGGCTGGGCCTTGGGCTTGCCAGAACGCGGCCTTGTGCGCCGACTTGGGCAATGCCTGGAAGGCTGCGGCCAGGGCGTCGCTGCCTTGCATGGCGGCGTCGCGCATGGCTGGCAGGGTCTCGGCTTCGTACTCGCCATAACCCGGCACAGGCGCTGGTGTGCGCTTGCTGGCTGCGTTGCCGTCGTCATCCTCTGGCGCGATACCGCAGGCGGCCATCAGGCTGTAGCGGCGTGCGTATGTCAGGGCGCTGCCGTAGCCCTGGGCGTCGTGCTTGACAGCAGGAACGTGCAACTTGCCAGCCGAGAAGGTTTCCCCGGATTCGTGGACAAAGACCGTCTCGACGATCACGCCTGATTCGCATTCGTGGGTCTGCTGCACCAAGGCGATGCCGTTGGCGTTCAGGCCATCCATGACAGCCTCAACGCAGGCGGCCAGGTCGGCGTAACGGCTTTTGAAATGGGGGTTTGAGCTGGTCTTAAGCGCAGGCCCGAATGCTCGCTGGGCCTTGACCAATGCTGCTGCGATCTCTTTCATGCTGTCTCCTTTGTGTTCATGGTGTTTGCAATGGCCTCGATCAATTCCTGGGCCTGCTGCGGTGTCATGTCGATCCGAACGCTGCCGCCTCGGATGTGCACACCCATCGAGATGTATTCCTCGTTGGGGCTGATGATGACGGCATTTCCGTCGTTCACCGTGATGTAAAAGTCGTCTTGCATCGAGTTCACCTTTCGTGGTTGGTTGTTGGTGAAACGAATCATAGCATAGTGCAAGAGGATTTTGTGCAAGTGGCAAAAAATATTTTTGCACGAATCATGCAAAATCGTGGTAAAGTTTGAGGCATGAAGAAAGACGACCAATATTTCACACAGGTGCTGGCCTTTGCCCGTGAGAGCCTCGGCTCCTACAAGGCAGTGGCGCAGGCCTTGGGAGCCACCAGTGGCCAGGCCGTAGAGGCTTGGACGCGCAATGGCGTGGCGCACAAATGGCGGCCGGTGCTGGACAAGAAGTTCGGCCCCGGCTTCAGAAAATCCTTGAATGGCCTTTTGGTCTGAGGTAGAGTGATGCAAGACCCGGCTAGGGTGGGAGTAGCTACCCACCCGAAAAGCGAACCTCCCGCCTGCCGTCAGTCTTCTTTCAGGAGGGTTTGCGAGGAAGTGCAATGCACTATTACAAAAGAAACCTAGGCGACTACGCCAAAAAATGCGGACGGCTGTCCATGTTGCAGCACGGTGCGTACACGCTTCTGATCGATTCGTGCTACGACCGTGAGAAGTTCCCAACGCTTGAAGAGGCCATCGAGTGGACTTGGGCCAGCACCGAGTCCGAGATCGAGGCGGTCAAGTTCGTGCTGAGCCGGTTTTTCAGGCTCGACGAGGATGGCCAGTACGTGCAGGAGCGCATCCTGGCCGAGCTGCTGGACTACCACGCCAAGGCCGACAAGAACAAACAGATCGCCTTGGATCGTGAAACGAAGCGTAGAGAAAAAAGCACGAAGCGTGCACCAGTCGTAGACGAAGCGCCACCTAACCAAGAACCAATAACCATAAACCAAGAACCAGTAAAGAAGATGCAGCGCGGCACGCGCTTGCCAGCAGACTGCCTCCTTCCTGTCGACTGGTTTGAGTTTTGCAAACAGGAACGGCCAGACCTTGTGCCAAGGCAGGTGTTTGACGAGTTCAGGGACTACTGGATCGCACAGCCTGGCCAGAAGGGCGTCAAGACCGACTGGGATGCAACCTGGCGCAACTGGGTGAGAAGGCAGAACCAGGCCCGGACGGCTGGCCGCACTGAGCACAAGCACGCGGCAGCAGCTCGGGCGATCTTTGATGGGGTGTTCGACAATGAATAACCTCGCCACCCTTGCACAGCAGGCCATCCAGCATGCTGGCCAACAACCCGCACCCAAAGGCGACAACCCGACGATCCGCAAGCTGTTTCTGATCTTGCACGGGTCTTACGGCAGCCTGTTCACCACCAAGTTTTCCACAGGCGAGCGCGACGCCAACGGCAAGGACAAGGGCATCCGGGCTGCGATGCTGGTCTGGGAATCTGCCCTGGCCAAGTATTCACCGGACACGATCGAGACGGCCGCCAAGCGCCTGGCCGACGAGTGTCCAGACTTCCCGCCAAACCTGCCGCAGTTCGAGGCGATCTGCCGGGCTGTGATGCCGCGCCAGACTTTCACCGATGAGCAGCCGCGCAGACTGTCACCGCCAGAAGCAAAGCCGATCGGCCCGATTGAGTTCCAGGCCATGAACGACGGCAAAGACTGGGCACGCAAGCTGCTGGCCAGACAGGCTGCTGGTGACCGTGTTAGCCTGGGCAGCATCGAGTGCGCACGCAAGGCGCTCAGAATCCAGGAGGGCGAATGACATGCACAGCCTGCCAAGCCCACGCCACGAACCCACTGTCCGGCCAGTATCATTTTGGGTGCCTACAGTGCTGCACTCGGCTGGTGATCAGCGCCAGGCCGAACAAACAAGCAGCAGCAGGGATGCTGGCAGCGATTGCCAGATACCCACAGAACCCTGGCCGGGAGCGCATCTTGGCATCCGTCGCCCAGGCATTGACGAAACACCCCTCAGCCTCGACGAGTGCTGGATTGCAGTGAGGGAGTGCTTGACATGAATAAGATCGAATTTGGAGATTGCCGCGACACCATGCGGCGCTGGGCTGCTAATGGCGTCAAAGTGCAGACCTGCGTGACCAGTCCGCCTTACTTCGGCCTGCGCGACTACGGGCACGAAGGGCAGATCGGGCTTGAGCAGACACCCGAGCAATACATCGC